TGAGATCAATCTGTCTACCTGGATAATCCAACTCTCTATTGAATTCAGAGAAGATGAAGTCGAGATCCTGTTGATTCCGAGCATCACCTGCCCCACCTGATGCAAGCAGGTCTGCAATCCGTTGACGACGATCATTTACACCCATCTGAGTCAGGTTCCCCAATGCTCCTGCCCCCTGAAGATTAAGTGCCCCTGCTCCTTGTCTGAACTGCTCGGCTAGTCTGGCCTGTTCCACTGCCAACTGATTCCCTTGCCGTTGTAAATCTTGTTGCAGACTCATCACATCTCGATCACTTTGTGCCCCTAACCCCTGTGCAGTCAAGGCACCCTGTGCGTCCAGTCCTTGCGCTGCCAAGGCCCCTTGTGACTGCAACCCTCTTACATTTTGGAGGTCTGCTGCAGTTAGAGATTGGCCTTGGAGATTGCCTGCAGATTGATATCCTCTGAGGTTTTGACGGTCAGATGCAGTCAACCCTAATCGTTGCAGTTCTTCCTGCTGTGCGAGATTTGCGGCAGTGTTGAACCCTGCAGACCGCAGTTCTCCAGAGGTCTTTGCTGCTTGGTCCAGTGCATTTCTTGTATTTTCTGCACGCATCAAGGCTTCCCTTGATCCCCCGAATGCTCCAGACTTTGCTGCTCCTCCCATCGTACTGAGGTCTGCCATCTGACGGGCACGGTCAATGTCTTTGAGACTGCTAGAAACTACTTGGTCTGTAAACGGGTTTAGGAAGTCCTGAACCCGATCCTGAAAACTGCGACCTGACGTATAATCGTTAGCACCCAGCAGTCCTTGATTGGCATTGCCATATTCAGCAGAACTTAAATCAGCATTCACATTCCCCAAACCACTGAGAACATTATTATAAGAATTTGCTTGGGGTCCGGTCAGATTTAGTTCTGCAGGGTTGTAGCCTGACTGATAATTCGATAACCGATCTGCAACCCGAATTGCAGGGTCATAGGGATTGCCCTGTCTGATCCGTCCAGCCAGCAGGTTCTCCCCCTGCAAGGTTCGGTCAGACGGTGCGGCAAAGCGTTGACGATCATAGGCTTGGAACGGGGTCATCTGGGAGGGGTCGAAAGAAGTTCCTGATGAGGTTGTTGTGTTTTCAAAAGGGACGAAACCATCGGCAACTGTCAGTTTTCCCTGTCCTGCTTGAGCTTTCCGTACGTCTTCGGCAGACCAAGCACCTGGGGTGTTTGCATTATCGCCTGCATTGACCTGCCCCGCACCAGGGTTGATGTTGAAAGTGTCTGCACCACCTTGAAATGCTGAATCGTTGGCGATTGCAGTTCCACCTCCAGCATCTGCACGACTCGCACTCCTCCCTTGTGTCGTTTCCTGCAGATTATCTGGCAAGGAAACTGGCATGGACTGATAAAAACCATCAGGTCCACGATCGATGGGCATGTCAAACGTCCCATCTCCATCTGGATCACCGTAGTATTGAGTAATTTGATCACCCGATCCTACGACTGTACTATTGTAGGGACTTCCATCTGGCAGAACAAACCCCTGACCTGGTCGAAACGTCAGTGGTGTGTCAAACGTGCCATCTCCGTCAGGATCTCCATGATGGAACTGGCTCATTTTCTGAGAATTCAGTTTTCCTGTGTAGGGATTCCTCTGCGGAGGTTTTGGGGGTGCAGGAGTTACAGAAGTAGGAGACGGTTGGATAGATAAAGGGTTGAGTCCAAAACTGCCAACCTGAGAATTGGGTTGACCTTGGGCATTGTAGCCACGAATCCCAGAGTAATCCCGATCCAGTGTGCTGGGCCGATAGTTCGGATTCATGGTGTAATAATTCGCCAGATTCAGTCCTTGTTGAGCAAACGGGATTGCCCAGCTTGGTAGGTTCTGTTGTGTTGTCGTTTGCATCTCCGGTTGCCCACCACCTCCCAACAGATCTAATACATCACTGACAATTGGGATTCTACTGCTATTGCGTTGAGTTGATCGACCATTGTTTTGATTTCCGTTTCCATCTTGTCGGATCATAATTAACTCACTACTGAAGTGGAGAGATTCCCTGAGTTATCCGTCTCAATCTGGTAACGGGTCCCATTAGGGCTTACAATAATTAGTCGTTGATCTGCGTTTAATTCAACATCAGACCCTTTTTGGTACGAGGTCGTCAGCAGTCGAGCAATCTGCTGCAGAACTGGAGCAAAATATGATTGAAGGTATGCACCTGGAGGGTTGGGTAAAATCATCGTCTTCCCCCAATGTGTGTTTCAAATCTTGTATTTCCGACAGTCCAATCCTTGGCTAATTCCCCACTTACCTTGTAACGAATCTGACGACCCTGCAGTCGTAGATCAATTTCTCCGTCATCTTCTAAGGGGAAACTGCTTGATTCTGTTTCGTCTGCATCCGCAGAAACCGAGGTGAAGAAGGCAAAGTCAATGTCTCCTGCCGTCTGTTGATCCGAGTCAGAGAAAATTTTGGAGATTCGGGTGAACCGATTCCCACCCATCAGGTCGATTGCACCAGACTCTGCAACAGATAAATCTGTTTGTGTGGGACTGGTGCTTTCGTGCATGTAGATCGTGTTATTGCTCGGATCAATCCCCAGAGGAGCATTCACGACTCCCTTATCAATCCAGCAGTTTCTAGTGATCCCACTGTCGCTATAGGAGTCATACCAGACATCATCACGATAATTATACACCACATAATAATTGCACTGCCCTGGAGTCCCCACAGTGCTGGAAGCCCACCACCAAACCTCTCCAAATTGAGAATTTCCTCCAGCGTAAATCAAACCCTCCTGTGTCCAGTCAATGGTTCGCAGCACTCGATCCTGAATGGGACAGGGCAACGTCCTCACATACCCATCGTATATCCAGAAACCACCTTTATTCAGCCACGTTGTGATTTCTGATGAGCTGTGAATCGCATACGGAGAAAGGACCCCTGAGTTATCAGATAACCGTTGAACCCCAAAGACCAATGGGGGTCCCTGATAGGTGAGGAGATGAGTATCGACATCGGTCCAGATGAGTACACCCCCTTGCACCCGTTTGCCTGTGACAATAAATCCTTGAGTTTGCAGGGGCAAATCTCCTGCACTGTTGGTCGCACTCGGAGTCCAAACATCTACAGTTTCCTGTGAGGACCACCGGATATTCCGAGCATCCCCATCTGCACTTAGGGCCAAGACGTGCCTCTCTTGAGTCACGACCACTGCAACAGCAGTTGGCGCGTTCTCCGTATATCCGTTTACTGTGGTGATGTCCTCTGCATCGGTGGCGACATCCCCTTCCCAGTAAAACAAACCTTTATCTGAAGCATGGGTCCCGATCAGGTTCTCGCCAAAATTGTCTAGGGACCAATGAGCTTTGCGGGTATATGTGGCTGTGCCAGGTCCACTGTAGATAGACCCGTACTCTGATTGACCATAGAAAAACGAACCATATCCTGCACGGAACTCAGCATCTCCTGCGGCCTGGTATCCTGACGGAGTAATGTCATAGAATCGTTGCCGTGCCTCCGTTGGAGTCACCGTCACCGTGATATTGGTTCCGGTTGCTGTACAGTCATTGGAAATCGTGATCGTATTGGAACTGACTGCCGTGATTAGAGAATTGTCAGGGATTCCGGTTCCACTGATCAGATCCCCCACCTCGTAAAGTGTGTCATCATCCACAGTAATCTGATCACTGTCCAAGGTTGTGTCTGCCGTGGCATCAGTAAATGTGCTAGGTGTTCCAATGGTTGCCGCAAAAAGTTTCCCATAGTTTGGACTGCCTGATCCTGCTGTTCCTAATGTCAGCAGACCAACTCCCACATTATTACGCCACTGATGATGACCTCGGACCTGAGAGTCCAGAGTCTCGGAATGCCGTGACAGGGGGAGTGCTTGCCAACCTCCAACAGGTCGGAGCCGCCCATCACGGAACCGAACCAAATTGCCCTTCCACCATCGTTGCTTGACAGATCGTGCAGTGCCATCCGTAAACCCTGGAGGAAGCTGCACCTCTTGGAGTTGTTTAGCCATTTTGCTTCTCAGCTTCTTTCATTTTTCTACGCCACTGCCGGAATACTTTGATCCCAATAATGATTGCTAGCGGAGCTCCCAGTGCCCCTGCAATTCCTTCGGCAGCCCCAGTGTCCAGCATAATGTCCACCACCCCCCAGGCTTGATCTTCTACACTCATTTCGGTTGTGGCAACCAACTCATCGGTGACGACAGTGGTGACTTCTTCCGTCACAGTTTCGGTTACTTTATTCTTGATGAAATCCAGTAATATGTCTTCATTCATCAGTAACTCCAGCAAGCGTATTTGTCTCTTGTATCAATATGGATGAACCTCTGATTCCATTCGGTTTTAGGAGACTGACAGACCCCAATCCCCTTGAATCCATGCTTGATTGCCAGTGTAATGAAGGGGACGACATCCTCCCCAGCAATCAATACATCGAATGCCTGCCCACCATTTCCGTTTTTCCCGTGATGGTATCCTGGCCCGTTTGGTTTTAATCTCTCACGTGGATGGGAAGAACTTCTAAATGCAGAGGACAACCGGATGGGCTTCCCCCACTCATCCCGCAGTGCCTGCAGTCTGTTAAGCGCATCTTCCTCGATCTCGCACTCTCCAGAGAATGAGCATTTCAGTTCCTCACGACTAAAATTTTTTGACGAACTTACCGACATCACATCTCCTTGGTAACGCCACCGCAGACTTGGGCAAAATATAGAGATCGTTCTTCTCGTTCCTCGTCACTGAGACTTAGCAACTCAGTGTGTGTGTATTGCTCTCTGAACCTATCGATCACACAGGAACATCCCTGTGATGCTAATGAAAACGCAAAGTTAAATGGCATTCCCTGTCTCTCATAATTCGGGATCATCCTGCTCGTACAGTTGCCTGTCCAGATGAATAAATAGTGAGTTTTGTAATCCAATTCTGTAGCAACTGCTGTCGTACTAAGGAACAACAGAGGGAGCAGGAGTTTCACCTTTGCCCTTTATTAATGGACTCTTCCAGTTTCGTGATTGCGATCTTCATTTCCAGTAGCGTTGAGTTTGTTTCCTTTAGAACTCCAGTAAGAGCCTGGTTTGACTCCTTCATCAAGAGTCTCAATTCTTGGTCTGCGAGGTCATCTTTCGTCAACCACTGGGTCCGTTCTCGTTCAAACCCTTTGAGGAGGTACACCACTAGCCAAGCAGAAAAAGCTAAAGCAGCAGTCACTACACCGACCTCGTTGATAATCTGTACTATTCCTGTTGCTTCTGCTGGCATTGCTCGGCCTTTTTTTAATCAGTTCTAGGTTGGTTAGCGGAAGATGGCAGCACAAATCACATCAACATCAACTAAACTGGATGATGTATCTTGCCACGTGTTACAATAAGCTGAAGAGCTATCAACTGGGCTAAGACCTGCAGATCTATTAGTAGAGGAGGCTCCCGGAAATATTGCTGACACTACTCCAGAATAATTTGCATCCGGCATTGCAGTTGCAAGGTGCAAAGTGTATTTACCCTGACCTCTATCGGTAATACTCGAAACATTGTGACTTGCCTGTATTGCAACCGTCCCTGTTCCATTGAAATGGACCCAAGCACGGCACAATCCACCAGCAACAAGTCCAGGACTCAGCACTTTGTTTGACTTGTAGAAACTAATCGGTTCCCCTCCAGCAATGCCAACACTATCCGTATCTAATCCTGCTGAGATGACCACTGAGCTAGCACCGACAGACGAAACCGTTGTGCCTGGTGTAATGCCCTCACCGACTACATAATCTCCTGCGGAAATTCCGGAGACAGATGCCAGATTGATTGTTGTTGCAGTATCAGAATGAGATCCGCTGAATGTGGTATGCGTTCCTTGAACTTCTGGTGTGCTAGCGTAGTGATTTGACAGATCAACAGCACTGGCTAGGGTTGCATTATTTACAGTGATCGTACCATTAGACTCACTGGCAAAACTGGTTGAATTTAACTGAATGTCACCTGCCATCTTATGCCTTTAGATTTTTTAGTTCAGTGAGTGTCGTGCAGGTTTCCACCTGTGCTGGCAAGTCTCGAAGTACCTGTTTCTGTGCTACGATCTCAGCCGTATTAGCACCTGTTTCCAATGCCCTCTGATACTGCACATCCAAGTCCTGCAGTTTCGGTAGTCGTTCCTGTCGCAGACGATCTGCTGTAACCGTTTTGGCTTTGTTAAAGTTTACGGTAATCATTATTCCCCATAGCCATCAGGTTGACTGAAATCTGCTTCCCAGGCTGCTCTGAAAGACCTGTCGTAATTCCCATCGTCATCTGTTGGTAAATCATCCGTAGTAATGTATTTAAACGGTTTCCCACTGGGTACGTCCTTGACTGCGATTTGTTCTACAGTAAGCCCAGTGTTTGGTGCTGGATGAAGAACAGAAATGCCACCGTCATCGTTTGGGAAAATCACTATTCTGTTTGCCATAATTAACTCACTACGTTAAGAGTGCCTGTTGTGTCGATATTGACGGTCCCAGTAAAATTTGCATAACCGTGACTGATTACTAAATAACCTGCCATAGTTCCACTACCACTAAAACTTGTGTTGCCAACATACATTCTATTAGTACCACTACTAATCGCTAGCGAGTCCGATACGGTTGAAGAGTGTTCGATGTACGCACTTCCAGAGCCACCACCACCGGACTGATCCACGAAGCTCAGATTGCCGCTCCCATCGGTCTTCAATACTTGATCTGCGCTACCGTCTGCCGTAGGCCAAGAAAGCCCGTCTAAAATGATTTTCCCTGTGGTATCGGGAGTGATGATGATGTTCCCTGCAGAAGCACTGACAATGCTGTTCCCATTGACATCCAGGTTGCCACCGAGTTGCGGTGTCGTGTCACTGACTACATCCGAGATCCCACCTGTTGCTGCTTCCCAAGCAGTTCCACCTGTCCCATCTGCAGTCAGAACATATCCGCCCGTAGCATCAGTAACCCCGTTATTTGATCCGAGATCAGCAGCATCTAAAGACGATAAACCCGTGACTCCAGTGCCACCATTGGCTACCGGAAGAACTGTGGAACCAACATTTGATGTTAAATCAACAGAAGTTAGGTACGAACCTGCCGCTTGAACTGTGCTTCCAATATCTGAGTCAACAAGAACGTTTGATCCGCCATTTTGGAGAGTGCCTGTGAAGTTACTCGTGGTTGCGTCTAACTTGGCAGTATTGGCATCATAGGCTTGTACATCCGTTCCGATAGCTAATCCGAGAGAAGTTCTTACGGTTGCTCCTGATTCAACAACCCATCCGGTTGCAGATCCAACAATGAAGTTTCCATCCGCACTCGACAGTCCTGCGATTGTAGATAAATCCGCATCATAGGCTTGAACCGAAGATCCGATGTCTGAATCGACCACTACATTAGACCCCCCATTCTGGAGAGTTCCCGTAAAGTTTGCTGTGGTGTCATCGTACTTAGCCGTATCAGCGTCATACCCTTGAACCGAAGACCCGATATCCGAATCGACAACTACGTTGGAACCACCGTTTTGTAATGCCCCCGTGAAGTTTGCAGTCGTATCGTCATATTTAGCAGTATCTGCATCGTAAGCCTGGACATCTGTTCCAATCGTTAATCCAAGAGACTCTCTAGCCGTAGCACCAGATTCGGCTACCCAAGTAGTGCCATTGCCGACAATGAAGTTGCCATCCGTAACGGCAAGAGCTGCGATCTCACCCAGCCCAGCATCGTAGGCTTGCACCGTGCTGTTGATGTCGCTGTCTACCACCACGTTGCTACCACCGTTCTGAAGCGTGCCAGTGAAGTTGGCAGTAGTGTCTCCATAGTCGGCATTGGTAGCGCTGTAGGCTTCCACGGTAGAGCCAATATCAGAATTGACCACGACGTTGCTACCACCGTTCTGAAGCGTGCCAGTGAAGTTGGCAGTAGTGTCATCGTACTTCGCGGTGTCGGCATCGTAGGCTTGAATGTCGGTGCCTGGCACTAGGGATAACGTGGCCTGAACCGCAGCCGCATCCGCATCATCTAAGATGGTCCTGGCAAAAGCGGTGAGGTCCGTGACGGCGTAGGTGTCGCTAGCCGTCGTGTAGATCATCTTGTTGGCGGCAGTGGTCAGGCCACTGATTGACTGCAGTCCTGCATCAAAAGCCTGCGTGTTCACATTGATCTGCAACCCAAGAGCAGTCCTGGCATCACTGGCAGTCGCACTGCCTGTCCCACCAGAGGCAACTGGGAGGGTGTCGGTTACGTCTGTAGTCAGATTGACTTGCTGCAGCGTGATCGCTTGACCGGATAAGGTCAGGTAATCCAAAGATCCTGATAGAGTCACCGGAGTCGAGTTATCTGTCCCACTGGCATCGACCCCTAACGTGGTCCTCAGTGTTGCACCTGACTCAAACTGAAACTCTCCTGCTGTTGAGTTGTAGACGAGTAAGGCATCGTCTGCGAGTGATGCGGTGTTTACGTCTGAGAGTGTTTGAACCGTTGAACCTGGGAGATCTGCATACTGCCATTCTGCATCAGTTGCAGAGTATTTGAGGATCTGATTATCGGTAGGACTGGCATCGTCATCCGTCAGAAGAATTCGATCAACCTGCACCTGGAGGGCAGTGTTGAGTTTTGCGTAGGTGATCGACCCATCTGCTGGATTCGTCGTGATGCCTGTGAGATCTGAATCGTCCGCCTTATCGTCGAGAGCAGTCTGAAGTCCTGAGATATCTGAAATTGAGAGTGTGGATGCTGACCAGTTTTGACCGTTGAATTGAAGGACCTGATCCTCGGCTGGTGTTGTATTGACCACATTCCCCAACTCCTCCAGATCCTGATCTGCAATCGAATCACTCAGAGTCTTCAGTTGGGTATCAATTTTTGTGAAGTTTGTATTTAGGTAACTTCCCCACTGATCATCATCAGATCCTACTGTGGGCAGGTTGAGTGCGTAGTTTGTCGTGGTGGTTGCCATCTCTAACTAAAATAAGGAGGTGACGGGTTACTACAGTTCAGTGTTGGGTAGGGATACCGTTTTTGTTTTTTACGATAAGTCAGCACCGTTCGCTCCCCAGCGACTGCACCTCCTGCAGGTAGCGTCGTGTCGCCTGCTGGTAGCCTAACCACTAACCGACTGGTCGAATCTACGGTGCTAGGTCCGGTGTACTTAATCTGTACATCTGCCGTACTTGTCGAAATTCTCGCTCCTCCTGTTGATGGAGAGAGCGCATAGGCAATCCCTCCGATTGACAGATTGGAGGTGTACACAAAATCATTCGTGTTTGACCCGTAGAATGATTCAAAACTATCTGTGACCAGGACCCCCTCATTGAGTAATGTCTGCACTAAGTTTTTGCTGCCATTCAATGCCATCTCGTAGGTTGTTTCCCATTTTCCACTAACCACGGCAGTCGCCACGGTGCAGTCCAGACCCCCTCCAAACGTATTAACCAGAGTGTTGATTTCCGAGGTCCCTGCACTGATCGCTGCAGTCCGAGCAGACAGAATCGTTGACGTGGCACAGGTGTCGTAAAGAGCAGAACTTAGATCCGACTCTGCCTGAGTCACGATAATGTCCAAAGCATCGACCTTATCATCGAGAAAATTTGCAAAGGTCGTGAAGTCTCCCGAACTGAAGAAGGTCTCGATCTCACTGGCAGTCTCTGGAGGAGACAGACCAAGGGCAGTCAGTTCAGTGTTAAATGCAGGCCAGGTGCTGACGGTGCTGTAGTTGCCAGAGTAGGGATCAGGCAGAATCCCAGAGGTGTTTGTGTTGGTCTGAGCAATATCCCGATCAATCTGCGCGAGAGTCGAAGTGCTGCCAACGCCTGCGGCATTGATCCGGTCTGACAGGTCTTTCAGCTTGGTTTCCAGTCCCTGCACATAATCATTCAGAATTTGCCCATAGGTCGAACCATCGGCATTTAGTGTTGGTAACTCCAGGTCTGTATAGTAGAGAGACGACTGTGGCATCTACGGCACTCCTAAAGCGGATTCTGCCGCAGTTTTTGCTGCAGCAGCATCAGTCTTTGCGTCTCTTGCGTCATCGGCAAGAGTCCCTGCTGATCCCACAGACCCGACGGTTGTTTCTAAATCACTGACTCTGGTCGTCAACGCAGTCAGGGTTGTATTGATCGATTTATTCGCCACACTAATCGCAGTCTCGGAATTGGTTTTTGCCGTGCTGGCATTGGTGCTGGCTTGTGTGAGATTGTACGCAAGACTTGGAGTTGCAGAGTCTGCAGCATCCCCAAGTACCTGATCAGTTGTGTAGACTTCATTCTCAAGCGATTGAAATGCTTGGTTTAATTCATTGCCCCAGGTGTTTTTAGACTGCCCTGGTGTCGGTAAATAAATACTGTAGTGAGTAGTCGTTGGCATCAGTTTGTTTGTGGTGTCCAGTTTTTGTCAGTCGGTGTCCGTTTCGTCCAGATCTCTAAGGTCGTATCTGGTCGCTCAGTCCAGTCTGCTGTCGGTGGTCCAGCCGATTCAAAATTGACCTTTTGCACATAGGGTCCAATCCCATATCGTTTTGTCCCATATCGAATCAACTCACTCATGACATGGCCTGGAAGTTCAGACTATGCCGTGACCCCTTCGTTCTCCTTCGATCATCTGATGCCTGGATCTCTGCGACTGCCCTCTCTGCCTGCAGTTGCCAGATCGTGATTCTCTCATCTTCTCCGAGGTACGGAGATGCTTGCATCAAACTGTAGTAGAGATAGGCATCAGGATGACTGCTCGAAACCCAGTTGGTTGTGTTCGATGTGCTCAGTGCTGGAATTTTTGCGTAGTAAAACATTTCGTAGGTGATCGACTCGGCAGGGGTGGGGATGATCCTGAGAGCATTGCCGTAGACGAAATATCTAGGATAGGAATCTGCCAGTCCTGCAATGAAATTGGCATCGGTGTATTCATTGATCGCATGAGCTGCAATTTCCACCAGGTCCCTCTCCTTTGGGCTTGTCATCCGCAGATGCCGCATCTCTAGGAAGTCGGAGGGCATCGATAGATACTGATCACTCGTCGAGATGTCTGCACGGGTGTACTGATTGGTCGTCC